ATCGCCAGTTTCTGCACGTCAAAGAAAACCCTTGACACCTTGCCTGGTGCCGGGTTGGTCATGTTCTCCAACTGTTCTGCGATGTTGATTGCTATCTGTTCTCTCGCTGACATTATCTGATCAACCTACCCTTGTAAAATGATTGTTTCTCACTGTCTGTGTATGTGCCTGAACTATCAAGGTCATAGTGGACCCCGTCCTTCAATATAAGGTCAAACTCTTCATCGAATTTGTTCTTGTAGAATTTCATCTGTTCCTGGAATGTGTCTCCGTCTGGTTCAAATGTTGAAAGTTTTGGATAGATGTAGTAGGCCAACACGTGATAAACCGCGGCCCTGGTGAACTGGTCTGAGTTCAATCTGCTGGGTGATAGTTTGTCGCTACCTCCAAGCACTGATATGTCGTATCTCGAGAATCCTGTAGTGGGCCACCATCTTACGTTGAGTAGTCTGATGATGTCATCGTATGTCTTTTCGTGTTCTGTTAGGAATTCCTGTATGCCGTATTTCTTCACGTCAGGAACGTATTCCAATAGGTCTGTGTCTGTTGCGAATTGCGCCATTGCTAAAGTCCTTCTTTATGTTCTACAAGGTCCTTCCTTGTGATAAACTTATTTATTGGATCTTTCCAAGGAATTCTTTTTCTGAGATCACAGGCACTGGCACGTCTGGCATCTGATCATTGACCACGAATACCGAATGACNTTCAAACAACCTCTGCATCTTGCTCTTGCCGTGGTTGGTGTATTTCCTGGTGGCACCCTTGCCATAGATACCATCAAACCTGCTGTGATCCGTCAGCCCCCAATCGCAACCTATGATGTAGATGTCACCGTCATAGTTGAATTCGTTCACCGCCACCCAACAGGCCAGTATGCCCGAGTTGGCACCACTCACGATGTCATTGTTGACCAACCGCCATCCATCCACCCTGGCGTCGGCCCTGGTGTAGTAGAGTGTGGGTGATGATGTGCGTAGTTTAAGGACCACGTCTATGTCGAAGGCACACACGGCGTCCACTGGTCTGATCGTTTCTATGTAATTACAGCCTATCTCAACGTCCTGCCTGGGCAGTGTGCCTGCCAGTGATCGCTGTGATGGACCATTGAACCAGATTATCATATCGTAAAAAAAGGCCCAGCAAGGGGAAACCGACTGGGCCTTGATTTATAGCGAGATCAAATCAATGATTAGTTGATTTGGTTGTCTCCTAACACTTTGATACCGTAAGAGTTGTGAAGAACAGATACGCCGTATCTTGAACTTGCAACAACTTCTTCAGCTCTTAAAGAAGCATCTCTCTGAGTCTCGATGTTGATGTTTTGAGCGATAGCGATACCTAATGCATCTCTTGAGAAGATACCGTTGGTAACACCTGTCGCTGAATCTTCAACAACATTTGAACTTTCGAAGATGTCTATGCCTGCGATTCTACCAACATAACCTTCTGACATCGCTTGGTTAACAACCGTTGATGCGTTAGGATTAACGAAAGTGTTCGTTAAAGTTTTCTTGATGTTGTAGATTGACTTAGGATTGAAAACACCCATGTATGATCCTGGAACCGCGTTTGCTTTCAATGTCGCGTATGCTTCGAACAAGTCTTTAACTTCTAGTTCGTCACCTGCCGCACCAATTTGTGATGAGAAAGATGAGAACAAGCCAGTTAAAGCTCTGTCGTGTCTTTTCGCGATCGCTTCACCAAATAACTTACCTAGGTCAGCAACAACATTTGATACTGAATGGTTTCTAGCCATGTCAGTCAAAGTAGTCATTATACCTGCTTCAGTTAATGTGATGTTGGCAACACCTGTTGAGATCTCAGTGTTTGTTAAGTCTGAGTTCTCACCTGCGTCGCTGGCGATAGTTTGCACAGGGTATAGAGGCACTTGTAATACCTTACCTGCGTTTGCTGGAACTGTGAATTGTTTCACAAGACCAGGCATGATTGAAGTCTCTGATGCAACGAACATCGCTTCTTGCACGATGGGTGCTATCAGATCATTCAAACTTGTAGTAGTTGATTCATTAGCCATTTTGCTAATCTCCTTTTAGTTGTTGTTTTGGAAGTCCTAGAATCCTTGCTTCTTACGATGCTCGGCGTAGATCTTCCTGTGTTCTGGATTTGTCATGTCCAATTTATTAACATCAACTTGGGAAACACCTGCAGTGCCAGTGTTTGATTTAGAACCACCTCCTGGTTGTCCCGCTGAAACGAAGTGTGGGTTTGATTGTAAGAATTCTCCTACCAACCCGTCTATGTTCAGAGGATCACCATTGTCAGTGTATCTAGTCTGTCCTGTCTTGGGATCAACCACTTCAACCTCTCCTGCTTCTGACATCCTGACGTTCTCCCTGACCAGCCTCGCGACTTGATCTGGATTGATCGCCTTCTTGGTTGATGCGGCATTTATCAATGCACCATCCACCTTGATCTTTGTCAGTTCAGAAGTTAGTGTTGAAATCTTGTTGTTGAACTTCTCTGCGTTCTCCTTCAACAGTTTCTCAAACTCTGACTTCTCTTGTGCTTGGGAGATCTTTTGCTCTTCTTCCTTCTGCATAAGAGTTTGGTATTTCTCAACGTCTACGCCTTCGAACTTCCTTGACAGTTTGGCTTCTGCTTTCCTTCTTACTTCAGCCGCCACGGCATCAAGTTCTGCCTGGGTGTAGACTTTCGCGGGTTGATTGTCCGCTGTGTCCTGGATCGTGTTAGAGACTGTGTCAGTTGCCCCAGTGGCAGTTTGAACGTCTGGCGATGTTTGTTCTTGACTCATCGTAGTCCTCCTTTTGTTGTGCGTGGCAGGATATACCACAATGTGTTGATATTTATTAGTAAAACTGATCAAATGAGTCTATAGACCATTTTTCATAGTATCCAGACTGTTTGAGTTTGTGTTGTGCTTGTTTCAGTTTTGCCATATCCTGTATCATCAGCAATGGCAGTTTGCCGTAACTGAATGATACACCCTTATGTAGTCCATCGTTGTCTGGGTGGTCATACATTATGGCGTAGTCAGGATTCTGTTTGTGTGCCCGCTTACAGATGTTGGACAACTTGCGTTCCGTTATCTGGTCAGTGAAATATAGGATGACAATGTCCAAAGCAAGACTATTAAAAAGACCGCAACAGAGATCAATCTGATCCAGCACATCTGTCTTCGCAGGCGTGATCTGTATCTTGCGATCCGCAAGTGTTCTTTTCGCAAACGGACAGATTGCCGCTCCACTCGCCTTATGAGTTTTAGCAACAACCTGTCTGATCCATTTCTCAATGTCCTTACCTACGTCTGCCACTGGGTTTTCTTCTGCCAGACTTAGATCCTTTGTTCTTCTTCTTTCTCTTGTCCATGGTGGTCCTCCTTGATCCTGTGCTTGGTTGGGAATTTCTCTGGTCTGCCCTCGTTCCTTGATGGTGCATAGAGGTCCAGTAATTCAACTCCCCTGGCGTGAGCCACCCTCTTCAACAACACACAGGCCTTCCTGGCTCGTGCGGCATTGGTCTTGCTGGGGTGTTTCATCAATTTGTCGTAGTGTGTGAAGTAGTCAAGGCACAACTGTTTCATCTGCCTGTGCCTGGCCGTCTCCTCTGGTAATCTGTAAAGTTTTCTAATCATTTGTATATGAACGGATCTCTTTTTTTTAATCGTTCTAGTTGTTTTCTAAATTTTTTCTTTTCAATTGGACAGTTGCAGTGTTCACATCTGCAGTCTGCACATTTCTTTTTGCAATGGGATTGGTGTCCACAACTGCAATATTTCACTCCGAATATTTTGTCTGTGAGTTTGTCTATAGATCCAAAAAATTTTAGTAAAAAATTATCCATTAGTCTTGTGCCTTCTCCCTGTCTGCCTTCTCCCTGTCTTCCTTATCCCATTGTGCATACATCAAGTCTCTGCCCGATGGGTAAGTTGGTGGATCCCAAGGACCCGGTCTTGTTTTTTTGTCTGACTCTTTTATAACTTCAAATATATTTTTTTCTTTAATCATTTCTTTCATTAATTTTGTTAATCAATTCGAATGCTACTTTAACTTTCTCTTCTAACACCTTGATACGATAGTGTGCCTGTGCCANGGTCACTATCAACAACACGAATGCTACAAAGATAGGCCACAGTGCTGTCAGTGTTTGTATGTCCATTAGAAATTCCTTTCTATCCAACAGTGCAATTCCCATACCAGATACACACAAAATGCAAGGGTCAACCAAAATGTCATCATTGCCATGCTTTGATACTCCAATACGCAGGACTCAATGTTTTTTGTCCTTTTACTTTGGCAAGTATGCCTCCAAACCTTGCAAGGAATGATTTCTTTCTTGCTGGTATGTTGGATTTGATCCGCATACTGGGATCACCAAATCTTACGATGTTGACTGTGCCTGTGGATTTGTTTCTAACATAGACAGCAAACTTTTTTGATTTGTTTGGTGTCCGGAATGGTTTATTGAGGGTTACCGTCCTGCCCTGGTATTGTGCCATTTGTGTCTCCAAAGAATTTTCCTATTTCAGGATGTAGTTGTAAAATTTCTTCATTGGTCATACCTTGCTCGATCATTTCTCTCATATGCTTAACCATATCTGCTGAATCTGTCATGGCATCGTGCGTGCCATCGTCTGCCAATTGATTCTGCATCTGTTCTAACTCGTCTTCGTCTTTGGCCAGTATTTCAATTGTCTTCTGATCAATAATGGATTTAACATTTGGAGTGGCTGTGGCTGAGTCCCTCTGGGCACTCGCCGCCTTGTTGATTATGTCCATGTCCAGGTTCTTGTCCCTGATGTGGAAAGCCATAGGATACTTGATCTCTCCATCCCAGGCTTGTCCTTGCCATAGACCAAAAAGTCTGAATATCTGTTCTTCTGCCAGTTCCAAGTTCTTGGCCTTCTCACACAGTTTGGCATCCAACATTAGGAATTCTGATTGCATCGCGATTCCGGACATCTGGCGAGACTCGATGGCCCTAATGGACCCTAAGTGAGCCATTCTGTCGATCGACTTCACGGTCTCCTCCATTGTGGCCAGTATTGCTTCAAGATTACCACCATTCGGTTGTAGTAGATATGGTTTGAGTGCTGGGTCCAACTCCTCCGGCATGTCTATGATGGCACCCGCTCCCGCCTGTGCTGAAACTGATCTGGTCTTGACCAGACTTGGATGATTGGTCAGTGATATAAGTTGTTCTGCTTCTGAATAACAGTTGCCTAAAAATCTCTGTGCCTGTGCTATTGAATCTATGTCTGAAACACCGATGCCCTTGATTGGTCCCCTGTTGGCGTAGGCCCACACCGCTGGCACCTTGCCCAGTAGGTTTGGTCTCGACTCAACGATCTTCATTGGTTCCTTGGCGTCACTGCCGTTGTATGCGTATAATTCTATGGCGTCTGGTGTCCACTTCCTGATGTAGAACTCGCCCGCCCTCTGGTAAGGTCTCTCGTCCTGTTCCAGCAACATCAGTTCAACCAGTTGGTAGTGTCCGTTGGGTTGTCTCACGAATCTCCAGTTCAGGATGTTCTCTGGTGTGTAGATTGTGGCGTAAGGTCTGATGCCCTGTGCCAGTTCATCAGCACGTGTGCCAACAACGGTCTCTGGTCGATCGATCAAAACACAGACGTGTCCGTAGATTGAACTCTGTATGTTGACCTCCCGCATGAATGAATCCCAACTCCTGCCATCCATGTCGCAGTCCTTCATGAACTGGTCCAGCTCTGGTGAGTTGTCTAGGTTTCCAAAATCCCGTTTAGGCTCTTGCCTGTATAGGAATGAATTATATGTGTGTATTATGGATCGGCAGTGATTGTCCTCTGCCGCCTGTGATAATCTTGTAAGGTAGTCGCCCTCGTTCTCGTATTGGTATCTCTTGAGATACATGCCACGTTTGTATTCAGCACCTCCCAGGTAACTCCTCTTCAGGAACTTCCAGTGGTTGATGTATGTGTCGTAGTCCTGGTGGACTGGTAGTGAAATCGTCTGTCCTGATGCGTCTGTGAATGATGTGCCGGTCAAACCGTAAATGTCTTGTGCCATTATCTAATTGCTCCTACTTTGACTCCAAACCTCTCAGGTGCCTGTTGCTCGTATGCTGTTCGGATTGGGTATAAGAATGAAATAAGATATCCAAGTGCGTCATTCATATGATCAAATCCCTGTGTCTTGTCTGGCAGAACAGTCCCCTCTTTATATGTGTGTTTGCTAATGCTATTTAACAGATTCTTACACTTGGGATGGATGAATACCTGTCGCTCGCCCGATGCCGAACACAACTTGGCGTTGACGGAATTGATCCTGTCCCTGACCGCCATGTGCCTTGGTGGAACCTTGCAGATGAATCCCGAATTCATTAATATGCTCAAATCGGTTTTACCACCGGCTGATGTCTTCCTTTGCCTTGATGCTGGATCTGGATACACGAATATCTTCTTGCCTGGATATCTACGATGTATCTCCTGACACATCTCTTCCGTGTTTGAACTCCAAATCTGTATCTCGTCCATTATGAAGACTTTGCCATCTTTTATATAACTGACCACCGCGGCCATTGGGTCAAGGTTGAAGTCCATTCCTATGTGTATGATGTTGTTGTCAAGTGGTTCATCAAAATGATGCACGTTCTCTTTCATAGAGAATCCCCAGTGTATGATTCCGGAATAGGTCTCCCAGGTTGCCTCATATTCCTGTCTGAATGTCTTGGCATCAAGATCCCTCTTGGCCTGTTCAATCTCACCTGCATCTACGAAACCACCGTCAATGGTGGTGAATTGATAACTGCTCCAGTCTTTCTCTGTGGGGTCCTGTCCCCTCATATACAGATCGTGGAACCAGTTCATGCCCTTGGGTGTGCCACAGAACACGGCTGATCCTTTGGTGTCTGATAATGTGGGTCTCAATACTTCCGTCCAGGCCGTCTCTTCTATGTCGGCACACTCATCAAGCACGATGAAGTCAATACCAACACCCCTCAACGAGTCCTTGTTGTCAGCACCCCTGAGACAGATACGAGATCCGTTCTTGAGTTCTATGGTAAGTTCCGCCTCGTTGATCTTCTTGATCCAACGTAGGTCTTTGAGAATTTCTTTTAATTTTACCCATGCAATCTGTTTTGCTTGGCGGTATGATGGGCAGGTCAGCCATACAACTTGTTTTGGTAATCTAGCATGATAACACAGTTCCCTGATGGCCAAAGTGGTCTTACCAAATCTCCTACCGGTGACCAACACACGGAAACGTGCCTTGTCGTCCGCCACTTGCCTCTGCGGTTTTGATAGTTGCATATAATGTAGTTATTGGGTGGCTAT